ATCCGGCCGGCGGCTCGCCTACCCCACACCGGCGGTCGAGAACCGCGAGGTGCCGTGGAGCGACAAGCGCCTGCCGGAGCGGGAACGTGAGCACAAGGACATGCTGACGGTGCTCGCCTTCGAGAAGGGCAAGGCGATGCGTTACGCCTTCTACCCCGGGCTGACGTTTCAACACTCGGTCCAAGCCATCGCCAGGGACCTGCTTGCCAACGGCATGCACAAGGTCGAGGCCGCCGGCTTCCCGGTGGTGATGTCGATCCACGACGAGGTGATCTGCGAGATCATGGCGCAGAAGATCGCCGGGCAGACCGACGAGGAGCTGCTCGAGCGTTTCACCAGCCTGCTGTGCTGGTTGCCCGATTGGGCCGAAGGCATTCCGTTGCTCGCCGAGGGCTGGATCGGCCAGCGCTACCGCAAGGCGGCATGATCACGGCCCGTGGCGGAGAGGTTGGTTGGTACACCGTCACGAGCCGTGATCGAGGTCGGGCCACCGCCGGAGAGGGGAACTAACCGGCGGCGTGTCCCTCATCCTCACAGGGCGGACCCTGTGAAGGTTCACGGATCACTTGAAGACGTCGACGGCCTTCCTGAACAGCGACAGCGTCGTCACCGGCGAGTCCTTGCAGCACTCGGCGACCGCGTCGCGGCCGAAGCGGGCCTCGAGCGCCGGGCGGTCGAGCAGCTTGCGGACGGACTCCTTGACCATGGCGATGTGATCGTCCCCTTCGGTGTCACCGGAGGCCAGGATGTCGGCGCGCAGCGCCTTCTCTTCGGCCTCGAGCGCCTTCAGCTGCTCACGGATGTCAAAGAGACGGTCGACAGGGTGACGGTTTCGTGCTTTAATCTGTTTGGGCATGGATGCCTCCTACGCGGTGTCTTTGCCAAGTGGCGGTGAGAGGTTGTAGCCCTCACCGCCGCGATTTCTCTTATATATCCGTTACCAGTTCACGAGTCCATAGCGGTAAAGTCGATTTCTGCTTTTTCCGGCTTTTTCTTCGCTCAATTCCCGCGTGAAAATTCGATTTGTCTCGCTCTCACAGGCGCGATTGAGCGCTGTGCGTAAGCTCTCCTGTCGCACCGTGAATTTCCGGCCCGTAAGCTCCGCTTCGGCCAAGATTTCCTTCATTGTCATCATTTCGCCCCTGATGCGCAGCAGGCCGACAACCATGGCGAGGTTGTTGGACTCCGGCGTATTTTGTCCATAGGCTCCGGAACCCTTGACCCAATTGACAATGCAGGAGGTGACGACCTCTCCTTCGGAGGTCGTGATCACCGGCACCTGCTGCAGGCGGAAGGCATAATCGATGTCCTCGCGATCCCTCATTTTCGTGCTGCGGAAGGTGTAGCCGCTGATCTCGATCTCGGTGTCGGTGGCCGCCACCAGGGCGCTCGAGCCGCGCGCACCGGCGGCCTCATTCTTGCCGGTGTGGTGGACCCACGCCACCGCGCAGCCGAACTTGTCGCGCAGGATGTCGCCATTGGCGATCAGCCTCGACATGTCCTGTGTGGAATTTTCGTTGCCACCGACCATGGTGCGGGCCAGCGTGTCGATGATGACCAGGCCGATCTCGGTATCCAGCGCCTTGATCTCTTTCATCAACGGTCCCAGGTCGATCAAGGGATCGAACATGTTGACGCCGGTGCCGATCAGGAAGAAACGGTCGCTCGGGCCGTAGCGGTCCGCCAGGGCTTTCAGGCGATAGCGAACGCCGAGAGGAGATTCGGCGGCGATGTAGATCACCGCCGAGGCCTTCACCCGGCGTTCGTTCCACTCGAGACCCTGGGCGATCGTGTAGCCGAGGTCGAGCGCCACGAAGGTCTTGCCGGAGCCAGGCTTGCCGTAGAGCACCATCAGTTCGCCGCGCCGCATGAAGCCCTGGATGAGGTAGTCGTGCTCGGCGGCACCGAGGCCTTCGAGCGCCTCGCTGACGCTGAGCGGCTTGAGCCGGGCGCGGTGTTCCTTCTTGCGGGCTTCGGCCTCCTCGGCGTTGGCCTCGCCCTCGAAGTCGTCGAGCAGGGCCTCGACGCGGATCCTCGCCACCGCCTTCTCGACAGTGTGGATCACATACGAGAACAGCCTTTCCTGGGCGAAGGCCGCCTGCACTTTATGGCCGTAAGCGCTCAGCAGCAGCGCGATGTCGTGTGGGGGCAGTTTGCACCGGGAGAGTGTACAGGCCAGGTAGAAGTCATCGCCGGAGGTGTCGTTGGGGTTCACCGCCCGCTGGATGGCTTTTTGAAGTATCGGGTCGCGCAGCAGGTCGAGGATGGCCGCCGGCAGCGCTGAGGGATCGGCCAGCACCGCCGTGACGTCGGCCTCGCTGAGCCCGTCGAACTCCACCGGCGCAGACGCTGGGGCGTCCTCCTGCTGCACCGTAGCCAGGGCGCGCAGCTCCGCCAGCGCGGTCCGTGGGCCGCCGACGTGCCACAGGCCGCCGACCGAGATTTCCCTTCCTGCGGCCCGCTTGGCCGCTGTGGGCCAGTTCCTGGTGCCGGGGACACGGAACAGGTTCTTGACCGTGCAGGTGGCGGTATCAGCCCCCAGGCTGCGGGATAGGGTCTTCATCAGGAGCTCGATCTCGGCGATCGTCTCCTGCGTCGCAGCGAGGGGCTCGAGCAGCTGGAAGACCGCCTGCATGCCGCCGCCGGTGTCGACGATCGCCCTGGGCTGCACCGGGCCGGTGAGGAGGTCGTGGGCGATCCTCCGCAGCCGGTCGCGTTCCTCGTCGAGCGGCTTCAGCTTGTCGGGGTCGAAGTCGAGCACGATCAGGCGGATCCACCGGATGTCCTCGGTCGCCGGCACGTACAGGCATTTCAGCGAGGCGTCGTTGGCCACGTAGAAGACGTTGTGCGGCTGCGTCTCCTGGAAGGCGATGAAGGAGCGCATGCCGTTCATCGCGTCGGGGTCCGAGGTGTCGAAGGTGAGCGCTCGCGGGCTGGCGCCGCCGACCGGCATGGCGACGATCGTCATCGGCCCGTGATTGGTGATCTCGGCGAGAAAGCGCGCCGCCGCTACGGCGTCCGGTTGCGTGCTGTCGGGATAACGGAGCTTGAAATTGGCGGCGCTGGACGTAGATTGCGCTTTGTCCGACATTCCTGAACCCTCTTCACACGGGAATGAGAACGGCCAGGGATACCCTCCCTGGCCGTTCGCACATTGGCCCCAAGGACCGTTAGCCGGCAAGCCGGAATCAATCACCCTCGCCCACGCCGGCGTCCCATAGCCGCACCGGGGCCGCCGGGTGCTCGTCGTCGAGGAGAGCAGCGTCGAGGAGAGCGGCCATCAGCTTGTCGGCGACGCCGTCGAGGTGGCCGTCGGGAGTATCCATGATGCTCCTGCCCACAAGCAGGATCAGCCGCTCGAGCTCGTTCCTGGTGAGGTCGATGTTCATGACACCGTCTCCACCTTGTTGTCGTGCCAGCGATGGCTGACAGGATCGTCAGACTCAACCACCCTGGTGTCGCGCACCGAGGTCCACCGCCACTCGAGGTCTATGACGTAGGCCCGTGCCTCGAGCTCAGTGGCGAAGCGCAGCGCGTTGCTGCTCCACTTGCCAGTCGAGTCGGCAATCACTTCTGGTTTAAACGACACGACGCTTCACCTCCGCCTTGATGCCCATGCTGAGCTTCGACTTGCCGCTCTTGTTCCACAGCGCCTTGGTGCCGAGTTCGATGGCGACGCTGTCAAGGTCAATCCACATGTCGACGCGCACCGGCACTTTCTTGCCCTGGCGACGGTCGAACACCATCACCTCGCGATAGGTTGTCCAGGCGCTCATCCTCGGTAATCCCCCTCATTAAACTTGCGCTCGACCTCGTCCTGGGCGACGGCGCGGACGTAGTCGAGCAGCGCATCCATGATCTGGATGGCTTCCGGCTCGCTGACCTCCAGCGTGCGCTGCAAGACCGCCTGCAGCGCGTTGGCCTGGCTTTCGATGTATCGGTAGCTCATCTCGTTTGCTCCTACGCTTTGAGAAAGTTGGTGTTGCAACAGTTGCAGGTGATGTCGAGTTCGTCCCTGGCGACGCGCAGCTTGATCGGCGGGATGCATTCGCATTCGAACAATCGAAGGCGCGACCCACTGCCAGGCCCACGGCTCTTGCCGCCACGCGCGCCGACACCGGCACCGCACGGCTTGAGCTTCATGGTCATGCCCCTGGGAAGCTCGAGCACGTTGGGGCGGCCATCCACGGGCAGCAGCAGGCCGGTCACAGCCTCGCGGATGTCGGGGGCGAAGTTGGCCCAGGTGTAGCGCGTGCCAGCGGCTTTGACTCGTCGAAGCCCCAGCTTGGCGCACGCCTCGGTCCACAGCTTGCCGTGACCGGCACCGATCGGTGCCAGGACGTGGCCAAGCTCATGCAAGACGGTGCCCGCCACTTGGCAAACCGATTCCTGGTTGAAGGCGGATATCTCGACGAAGGGTACGACGCTGCCCGATGTGGCGTGCCACTTGTTGAAGTAGGTGACGCCGCGAACCCCATTGGGGCCAGCGCCATAGGTCAGCTTGATGCCGCGAACAATGGCGGCCTCGCTGCTCGCGAGTCGCGAGGCGGCGATGTCGGCGATCGCCGCTATGTACATTTCATGGCTTTGGGTCATGGTTGTAGCTCCCATGTTGATAACGGATTGTTTAAACCAATCCGTTACGTTGTCAACGTCAAAACTTGATGGCGACAAAGGCGACGGCCACCGCGACGGCGGCCGGCACGGCGACGAGAGGGCCGACGCCAAACAGGCCCATCAGCATGCCGAAGGCGATATCGCCGGCGCCGACATGGCGGCCGTGCGCATCAACCAGCACGAGCAGGACGCCGAAGCCGGTCGACAGCACGGCAACCACCAGCAGCCACCAGCGGACAAACCGCCCGAGCGCCGAGCCGCCCTGCGAGAGAACGGCCTTCAAGATGTGCTCGTGCATCATGGATGCCTCCGGCGCTCTTCGTGGATGCCGTAGCGATCGGGATCGCGGCGCGCTTCAAGCCAGGCCATGACTTCGGCCCTGGTGTCGAACCTGCCGCTTAGCGGCGTCTGGTGCGGGCCACGCACGACAAACCAGCCGTGCAACAGCTTGTTGTAGACGATGCGGATTCCGGTTTTCATTTTCCGTTGCTCCTGTTCAATCAATCAATCACAAAGCCGCTCGTATCCGAGCGTCCGGCCGGACCCTTGGCGTACAGCCCGACAATCACGCCCGCCGGTTCCAGGAACCGCAAATCGCTGTCATCGCCGTCAATCACGGCGAAGTCGCCATAGCCCGTTACCATGTAGCTGGCGACCACAGAGCGCGTGCGGAAGACGGCGGCGACACGCATGCCGTTGCGCAACGCCGTGTTGGATGCGGCGGCATTGCCGTCCGCCAGGCTGAACGTAAGATCATAGTTCGCCGGGATATTCCGCCGGTTCTCGATTTTCGTATAATCGTAGAACTGCACAGACGGGAATACGTCGAAAATCGTTTTCATCCCTTCGGAAGCTACCTTGATGGTTTCCCAACGGATATCGGACGTGCCGTTCAACCTGAACACGGGAACAAGCCGATATCGCTTGGACCATGCGATTGCCTTGCGAATATCGCCGACCAGGTCGGCCAGGAACAGCTGCCGTTCCTCAAAAAACCGCTTCGTGCGCCTTATGCGCGCGGCCTGGACCGTGTTTACAATGCCATCCGTTATCATGGCATGTGTCAGTGACGATACGCCGGCCATTAAACCGCCACGGCCCGATACGTTGAGACAAGCCATTGTGCAGCCAGCTGTGCGCTTCGGGCAGACCTCATAACCGCTCAGCTTCGCTGGCGCCAAATGCAGGACGAAAGTCATGAAGCCTTTTTTCTGGCCCTTGACCGTCTTTGGATTGCCGGGCGTAAGCGTCTTGAACGCACCGCCGGACAATGTCGGGATTTTCTTTTTCACGGGGGTATTTCCTACGCTTGGCGTTGTAGCGCCGTTTCGATGGCCCTTTATCGTTTAAATCCGTTACCTCTTCAATAAACCTTAGGGTGTATTTTTAATTATTTTCTGCAACCTAGACGAAAGTGCGCGACAAAGTGCGCGACAAGAGGTTCGATTAGAGTATACCTATCGCGCACTTTGTCGCGCACATTGTCGCGCACAATCGCGCACATGTCGCGCACATTGTTCAATGAAATCAACGGTGCGCGACATGTGCGCAACATGTGCGCGACAGAATTCCCAATGTGCGCGACAAGATTCATGTGTCTAGGACACATCTTGTCGCCTAGGGCGCCCCGTCCGACCGACCCTTCAAACCCATACGGCCCGCCCTCGGTGCGGCCTCGGCGCGCTCGAGCGCTCGAGCTCTCGGCGCCCTCGGTGCGGCCTCGGCGCCCTCGGTGCGGCCTCGGCGCCCTCGGCGCGCTCGAGCGCTCGCCCTCGGTGCGCCTCAGCGCTCGCCCTCGGTGCGCCTCAGCGATCGCCCTCGGCGCGCTCGAGCGCTCGCCCTCGGTGCGCCTCAGCGCTCGCCCTCGGTGCGCCTCAGCGCTCGCCCTCGGTGCGCCTCAGCGCTCGCCCTCGGTGCGCCTCAGCGCTCGCCCTCGGTGCGCCTCAGCGCTCGCCCTCGGTGCAGCTGCCAGGAGCCGGCCGGTTGGCTCCCTCGAGGTCAGCGCCCTCGAGGTCAGCGCCCTCGAGCTCGAGCTCGAGCTCGAGCTCGAGCTCGAGCTCGAGCTCGAGCTCGAGCGCCAGGTTGTATTCCGTTACTTATGCAACCGGAATCAATACTTATCCGTTACTTCGGATGCACCTATTACTTGTGTTGCCTTGATGCATGCTTAGGTTGCGGAATGAAATACTATGATGTACTGTATTTATACATTAGAATAGGAAAGATATACTCTGATTATACTTGGAAGTGGAATAGTATACTAGGGGGGAGGGGGTCGTCGCAGCCTAGGGGTGTACAACCCTAGGTTGCAGGGTCCCACTCGGCGCAAATTACAGATTGAGTGAAACCGTTACCTTTAGACCCCGCAACTCTTGTCCAGCAAGGCTTTCAGGCTTCCGACCGCCGAACCCACTCCCGAACAGAATTTCCCCATGAGGTTGCAACCCCTCCGTTTTCCCGGAGGGCCAGCAGCGCCTCCTGTATGTGCAGGGGAATCGGCACCGGGTTGGTCTCGCGCTCGAACTCGCTGATGCGAATCTTGTGCGCGTACCCCAGCACCCGGGCCAACTCGCGCTGGCTCAGCATCAGCCCATGGCGGATGGTCTTGAAGTCCGCCGGCGTGAGCCGGCCTGCGGTGTATGTCTTCGCCATCAGGTCGCCTTCTTGAGCTTCGTCTGCCCCACCGCTTGGATAGCGGGCCCCTCGCCCATCGCCCACTCGGAGACCAGCGAAGCGAGCGCGAAGCGGACGACGCCGCCCGGGACATTCGCCGCCATGTGCGATGCCAGGTTGCCGTCCGCCGTCCGGTGCAGCACGATCGTGATGACGCCGAGCGCCTGTGGGTCGACGCCTTTGATGTCGGCCCAGTGAACGTCGAGCAGTTGCATGAGTGTTTTGCGGTTCATCGGTCTTTCCCTCCGCCTGTGCATGATGTAAGTGTAACGGAATAGATTGGCAAGCAGGAGGTTCCATGCCATCGGTGTCGGGTAGGCAAGCGAAGGCGATGCAGGCCGCCGCCCACGGTGCGTCGAAGATCGGCATTCCGAAGAAGATCGGCGAAGAGTTCGCCGCCGCTGACAAGGCGGAGGCCCCCGGTGCGGAGAAGACCGAGAAGGCCAGGAAGCCGAAGAAGGCACCCCCGGTGCGCGGTGGACCGTTCTCGCTGAGGCGCTAGGCTGCGGCCTTGCCGTTCGGCTTTGGCGGTGGCGATGGCGCCGGTGACGCCGCCACGCACGCCGGGCACAGCGGCCGGACGGCGGTTGTCCGGCACGGGTGCTCAAACGTCTTGCCGCAGCGCGGGCAGTTGGAGAAGACCTGCATGATCGCTCCCGGTGATGTAGGATAGCCGCCATGACGATCGACCGCGATAAATACTTCGACTATGTGCGCACCGTGCTGTTCGAGGGCGCCTTGTCCCAGCAGCAGGTCGATGGCCAGAACGTGATTCTTGCCCTGTGGGAAGGCGACCAGACCGGCACGCCGATGGATGACCAGCGCTGGCTCGCCTACATGCTGGCGACCACGTTCCACGAGACCGGCTTCAGGATGTGGCCGATCCGCGAGCAGGGTAGCGAGAGCTACCTGCAGGAAAAAGAGTATCACCCCTATTATGGGCGCGGCTACGTCCAGCTCACGTGGGAGGACAACTACCGCAATGCGGGCGCGGCCCTCGGCCTCATCGACGATCGCGATCTGGTCGAGCACCCTGAGCTGGCGCTCGACAGCCTCATCGGCGCCCGTGTCATGTTCCGGGGCATGGCCGAGGGGTGGTTCACCGGCAAAAAGCTCGGCCAGTATTTCAACGACGAGGACGACGATCCGGTCGGCGCCCGCGAGATCATCAACGGCCACGACTGCGACACCCAGATAGCGATGTATCACGGCCAGTTCCTGGAGGCGCTGCTCGGGGCGATGGACGCCCCGGTGGTGCCCGAGGAGCCGGTGACGATCAGCGTGCCGAAGGGCATGCGCGTCGTCGTCAACGGGCTGGTGGTCGAGCCGTGAGGCCCGAGCAGCGCATCGCCGAACTCGAGAAGGCCCTCGCCGTCGTGCGCGACCGGCTGGCGCTGCTTTCCCTGCCGGGCAATCTCGCCGAGATCGTGCGGACAATCACCGAGATGATCGATAAGGCACTCGTCATCCGTCCGTCGACGCGGCTCGAGCGCCTTATCGACAAGCGGAACCGGAAGGACTGATGCTCGGCGTCCCCGATCCACGGCCGGAGCCGCACTTCTATCGCGGGCTCGTCTATGGGGTGTTGATATCGGTGTTGCTGATCGCGGCGGTGGCGCTCATCATAGGGATCGCGTCGCGATGACCAAGAAGAGCAGCAACTTCTACGCGTACTCCATGCGGCCTTCGCCGGGTTCCCCCGAAGCCGTCCAGGCGGCGTTTGCCGAGCGGCTCGCTCACGGGGGTCCGCTGTACCGTACCAGCAAGTTCTACGGCCCGAAGGAGTCGCGCGTCGATCGACCCAGCGCCAAGGCCATCGCCAACCGTAAGAAGCGCATCACCCTGCCGAGGATCGGATGACCAAGAAGACCTGGGGCGCGCACAACGCGCCGGACATGCGCACGCTGCGCGAGAAGAAGCGTGAGAAGAAGCAAGAGCTGACCGATCGCGAGCGCGTCCTGGCGCAGGGTCTGGTCGGTGGGTTGACCAAGAAGGCGGCGCTGCAGAAAGCCGGGTATGCCTCCTCGACACTCGCGGTGGCCGACTCGATCTTCGACCGGCCGCGCTTCGTCCGCTACATCGATCACCTCAGGCAGCGCCAGGTCGAGCGGTTGGACTACTCCATCGACAATCTCTGCGCCCGCCTCGAGCGTGTCTACTTCGAAGCGATGGAAAAGAGCCAGTACAACGCTGCGGTGCAGGCCGTCATGGGCATCGGCAAGATGATGGGCCACCTCGCCGACAAGACCGAGATCGAGCTCCACATCCTGTCGAAGCCCATGAGAGAGCCGACGAAGGATCTGGTTCTCAGCCCGGAGGAGTGGCAGCGGCAGTTCGCGCCGAAGAGGATTCAGTGAGACCGACGAACCAGTGGTTTTATAGGGATGTTGTCCTGGCGTGGGACAGCGACGTCTGCTTGCAGTGGCCGTTTTCGACGACCATGAAGGGCTACCCGCACATGTACGCGAAGGGCAAATGGAAGTTGGTGTCACGGCGCATCTGTGAGCACTTCCATGGCCCTGCTCCGAGCGGCAGGCACCAATGCGCGCATTCCTGCGGCGATCGTGGTTGCGTGAATTGGCGGCATGTTCGCTGGGCGACGCCGAGCGAGAACGAGAGCGACAAGATTGGCCACGGCACGTATCAGTATGGCGAGCAGAACCCGATGGCGACGCTGACGCTGGAACAGGTGCGCGGTATCAGGGTCGCTGAAGGCAGCTACCGCGAGATAGCTGCGCGCTATGGCTCCAGCCAACAGAATGTCGGTAAAATAAAACGCGGTGAACGATGGTCGACGTTAGTATAAAAATAGGCTTCTCCCCCCAGCTCGGTCCGCAGACGGCCTTCATCAACTGTCCGTGCGACATCACGGTGTATGGCGGAGCAAGAGGTCTTTTGCCCCCGCTGCTCAGGTAGCGGGGGCTCAACCACCGGCGGTGGCAAGACATACGCGAGTTTAGGGGAATTCTGGTGTCATGCGGAGGAGCATGGCCCCAACGCCGTGGGCCTTATCGTGCGGCGCACGAGGACCGATTTGGCGGATACGATTTCCACGGCGATCAGGATGTACGGCAATGCCGCCAAATATTCGGAGAAGGGAAACGTTTTTCGCTTTGCCAACGGCGCTCGGTTGAGCTGCGCTTACCTCGAGAACGATAGGGACGCTGAGGGGTATCAAGGGTGGAGCCTCACTCGCGTTATGGTTGAGGAACTCACGCAATTTCCATCTCCTGACCCGGTGTTCAAGCTTTTGGCGACCTTGCGATCTTCTGCCGGCATCAAGCCGCGCATGCTGTGTACGGCGAATCCCGGTGGCCCCGGTCACGGCTGGGTCAAGGAGTGGATCATCGACCCCGGTGAGTATGAACTCACAACCGATAAGGAGTCCGGCCTTGTCCGCACCTTCATCCCCGCCAAACTGGTCGATAACCCCGCTCTGCTCGACAGCGATCCCGGCTACGTCAACCGCCTCAAGGCGGTCGGCTCTCCTGAACTCGTCCGCGCCTGGCTGCTCGGCGATTGGACGGTCATCGAGGGCGCCTTTTTCCCCGAATTCAGCCGTGAGCGTCACGTCATCGAGCCGTTCGACATTCCTGAGCATTGGACCCGCTGGAGAGCCATGGACTGGGGATCCGCCAAGCCTTTTTCGGTGGGTTGGTACGCCCACGTTCAGGACGACACGGTCCGTGATGGCAAAATCCTCAAGCGCGGCGCCATCATCCGCTACGCCGAGTGGTACGGATGCGAGAAGCCGAACGTCGGCCTGCACATGACGGCGGAGGAGGTGGCGCATGGGATCGTTTATCGCGAGACGCAGGGTGGCAAACGACAACGCATGGCCTACGGCATCCTCGACCCCAGCGCCTTTGCCGTCATCTCGGGACCGTCGATTGCCGAGACCCTTGCGCGTCACGGAGCTCCGTTCCGTCGCGCGGATAATACGCGTAAGTCAACGGACAAGCGGATGGGCGGGCATGATCAGGTGAGAAATCGACTAAAAGGTGACGCTGACGGCAATCCTATGCTGTTTATATTCGAAACGGGAAGGCATCTCATAAGAACGTTACCTATAATGCAGAGTGATCCGTATAATCCTGAAGATTTTGATACAGACAGCGAAGATCACGCGGTAGATGAACTTCGTTACAGTTGCATGAGCAGACCTTTTGGTGCTAGAATAGTCAAAACAGATGACAAAAACCCATATCTCATAAAGAACGTGTTTAAACTAGGAGAGTTGCGTGATTGAGTTCGAGGGAAGGACTTATTACCGGGATAAGGCCAGCGGGTACTACAAGACCCTGATGCGACATCCAGATCGGCGGGCTTTGCATCGAGCCGTTTACAGCTCGACGTATGGCAATATCCCGCATGGCTGGGAGGTCCACCACAAAGACAACGATCGCGAGAACAACGACATCAGCAACCTCGAATGCATGCCGATGCGCGAGCATTTGCGCATTCATCGGGAAACGTTACGCGCCAATGGACTGGCCAACATGCATCATCTGCGGCGACGGCAGGAAATGGTCTGCGAGGGATGCGGAAAGACGTATCGGGGGGTCAAGAATAAGCCGGAGGGCGAAAATAGGTGGTGTTCGCGTGAGTGCGCCAACCGTTTCTGGAACGCAAATAGCTGACTTGATTGTTTAAACACCCCGCCGGGTGTACACCGACCTGGGTTTCCCCGGAGAGGTGTGCGCCATGGCCAGTCCCTTCAGCCTCGAAAAAGGCGGCGTCGGAAGGGCTGAATACGCGAAACTCATCGCCGAAAACCAGAAGCGCTACCCCAACGACCGTGACAGGGCGGTCCGCTCAGCCAACATCGCCGCTGGCTTCGGCAGCAGCACGGCGCAGCGTTACCTGCACGGCGCCGGTGCCGGCGGCAAGGCCAAGGCCGGCGGTGGCGGTGGCGGTGGCGGTGGTGGCGCCGGTGGCGGCAAAACCAAGGCCAAACCGAATAAGCCCGGTCGGGGAGACACAACCGGCTCGACAACCTCGTCGCCGGCGCGCCCACCTGACCAGATGTGGCAGAACCCGCCGCCACCATCGTCTCCGGTGCGTGATCCCAGCCTGATGTGGCCGGGTGCGACCGGAGGCGGGCCGCCGATGCAGTCTCCCGTGCCGATGAACCCGGCGCTGTCGCAAGCGTCGATCCTGCAGACGACGCCGCCTGATCTCACCGGCGGCGGTGGTTTCCCACCCGATCTCGCCGTCTCGCCGCCGCACAAGGGCCTGCTGTGGCCGTCACCGCCGCCGAACCGGCCGGCGGTCAACATCGGCCCGGCCGGCAGTACGGTCCCGCCGCGACCTGCGCAGGTCGGTGGATCGATATTCAACCGGGGTGGCTTCAGGAACGAGCCGCAGGACCCCAACGAGTCCTGGTGGCAAGCGTTGCTGCGTGGCTGATCGGCGGCTTGGCCAGAGAGGATGTAACGATGCCCAAAGGTGAGTTCACGCGTCCGCTGGGGGCCAGGCGCAAGCGCCTGTCCGACCCGAGCGGCGCCTCCGACGAGATGACACGGCGTGCGGCGGCGTCCGGTGACCCGAAGAACTACACGATCACGCCGATGGACCCCGATGAGTTCGCCAAGCAGATGCGCATGCGCGAGCGTGGTGTCGGCACCGCGCAGAACCAGGGCTACGCCCACGCCTACAAGGGCCTGATGGCGCCGGAGGACCCGATCGACCCGAACAATCCGCTGAACACGACAGCGCCTGAACGCAAAGCAAGGGCCGGCAGGGAAAACAGCCCCTTTACGCTCAAGCGCGGATCACGTTGATGACTGGAACCTGATCGGTGGCGCGAGACCCCGAGATCGCCAATCCTCCGGTCGAGCCGTCGCTGGCCGAGACCGGCAAGCCGAACACTGCCCCGACGGAGGCCGGCAATGGCGATCAGCGCGAGGTCGACCGCGCTTATTGGGAGCAGTGTCTCTCCGATGCCGAGCGCGCCGAGCAGAACTGGCGGCGGCGTGGCCGCGACATCGTCGGCATCTACCGCAACGAAGGCCCCGGTACGCAAAGTCCCCGATCGGGCAAGAACGCCGGCGGCCAGCACTTCAACATCCTTTTCGCCAACACCGAGGTGATGCTGCCGGCGGTCTACTCGAACCCGCCGACGCCGGTCGTCCGCTCACGCTTCATCCAATCACGCAAGATGGTGCCGGTGCCGCCACCGCCGCCCATGATGCCACATGGCCTGTTACCGCCTGGCATGCCGACCACTGGTCCGCTGGCGATGGCCGGCGGTCTAGGTGGTCCGTTGCCAGGGATGCCTCCCGGTGCGCCACCCCCTCCTCCCGGCCCACCGGTTGCAGGGCCACCGCCTGGTGCACCAGGCGGCGTGCCGCCAGAGATGCCTGCCTCGACGGGCATGCCGCCGGGTGAACCTTCGGCGGGTCCCCTAGGCCCGCAGATGGCTCCACCCGGCGCGCCGCCGCCTCCGATGGGTCCGCCACCGATGATGGAGGTGCCGCCACCGCCCGGTGCGCCCCGGCCCGAGGACATCGATACCGCTGCCGCCGTCATGGAGAAGGCGCTCGAGATCGTCGTCCAGGAGGAAGCCAGCCACGAGGCCGTGAAGACGGCGATCAAGGACGTTCTGCTGCCCGGTCGCGGCGTCTGCCGCGTGCGCTGGAAGCCGAAGATCGTCGAGAACCCGGTGATGTCCGGTGACGGCATGACGCCGCTTCCCGGCGGCGGCATCCCCGGTGCGCCACCGCCATTGCAGGCGTCCAAGGTCTGGGAGACCACCGACACCGAATACGTCTACTGGGAGGACATCCTCGTCGATCCGGTGCGCCAGGACGTCGACAAGAAATGGATCGCGTTCCGGCACCTGTTCACCGGGCCGGAGATGAAGCGCGAGTTCGCCGGGTCGCCGGATTTCGACGCCATCGTGGCAGCGGGTAAACTTGAAACTCTGTTGAAGTGGACCGAGGAATCAGCCGCCAAAAGCCCTCCGTCGGGCGGCTCCTACACCAAGTCGGCGGAAAAACTCGGCAATGCCATCAAGAAGGCGATGGTGTGGGAAATCTGGGACAGGACCGATCCGGCCGATCCGCGCATCATCTGGTTCATGCGCGACAGCGGCGGCATGGATCTCAGGATCGACCCCGACAGCCTGCAGTTGAGCGGCTTTTTCCCGGTCCCGACGCCGATGCTGTCGATCGCCACCTCCGACAGCCGCATCCCGCGCCCGTTCTACGACCTCTACGCCAAGCTGGCCGAGGACCTCGAGACGACCTCGGTGCGCATCTCCAACCTGACCAAGCAGATCAAGATACGCGGCGCCTACAACGCCGCATCCACCGACATTGCCGGCCTGCTCACCGCCGACGACCAGAAGATGATCCCGGTCGACGGCGTCGACATGATCAATGGCGGCCTCGCCAACCACATCTGGATGGTGCCGATCGAGATCTGGATGCAGGCGCTCGACAAACTGCTTTTGGCGCGCGAGCAGTTCAAGCAGTCGATTTACGAGATCATGGGCATCAGCGACATTATGAGGGGTGCGACCAAGGCCTCAGAGACGGCGACGGCGCAGCGCATCAAGGGCTCCATGGGTGTCGTCCGCCTGCAGGACTTGAAGACGCAGGCCGCCAACTTCGCCCGCGACCTGATGCGGCTCGAGGCCGAGATCATCGCCAAGAATTTCGACGCCGAGACGCTCTCGAAGATGACCGGCGAGGACGTCACGCCGGCGGTGATGGCGATCCTGCGATCGGATTTCACCAGGACCTGCAGCATCGACATCGAGTCGGACTCCACCGTCGAGGTCGACGAGCAGACCGAGCAGCAGTCGATGGCGCAGATCATGCAGTCGATCCAGGCTGTGATGATGGGTGCCGGCCAGATGCTACAGACGGGTGTTCTCCCGCCGCCTCAGGTCATCCAGTTGTCGCTGGAGCTACTGCGGATGTTCCTGCACCCCGTGCGCAACGCGCGTGGCGTTATCGAGCTGCTCGACGACTTCAAGGAACAGCTGGAGGCCTCGCTGGCGACGGCACCACCGCCGGTGCTTGGGCCTCCTATGGGTGGGCCACCATCCATGAACGGCGGTTCGCCGCCAAAGCCGTCCGGCCCGGATTCCGGCGGACCGGCCGGCGCCGGGCCGCGACCCGGCACCATCAACCAGGGACCGCCGCCCAACGGGCAGCTGCAATAGGAGACCACGATGGCCAAGGACCACAGGGATCACAGATCGACCAGGGACGAGGACGAGCCGGAGGTTGTCGCCACCGAAGCGCCATCGCCAAGATTGGCGCCGCACGGCGTCCCGGCAGGCCTTCCCCCTGAGGCGTACATGACCGCCCAGGAGGCGCACGTCGCCGGTGGCGGTGAGTACGCCCCGCCGCCGGAGACCGTCGAGGAGGCCAACGCCCGCCTCGCCAAGGAGACCAAGAAGGCCGAGGAGGATCGGAAGCGCCGCGATGAAGAGGACATCGAGCGCGCCCGCAAGGCCAAGAAGGGAGAAAAATGATGGCTATGGTCCGCTATCCCGTCCCCATCAGCGCGGCGATGACCCGCAAGGCCTACGTCCCGGTTTTCACCTACAATGGCGGTCTCTACGGTGACGACGTTGCGATTGCCGAGAGCAACGTGCTGGTCGACGATCGCGCCATCGGCGACTATGGGCCGCGCCACCAGCTCGAGCGGTCGACGTGGCCGGGAGCTCCGAACTCCGTGGTGCCGTCGGAGAGCATCTCCGGTGGCCAGGCGATCACCGCCATCAACGACTACACCTTCGCCGCCGACATCACCGCGCCGCGTGGCTACATCGGCCCGCGCGACCCCTACAGCAAGCCACAGCCGGCTGCGCCGACAATCACCAGCCTGGCACCCAACACGCTTGCAGCGGGCGGTCCTGACGCCGTCGTGACGATCAACGGCACCGGCTTCACGCAGTGGACGCAAATCTTGAATGGCGGCGTCCAGAATGTGACGGCCTACTACATCAGCCCGACCAAGATGGCGATGATGTTCGAGGTGTCTTCGAGCGTCCCAGGCACCGTTGCCGTCATCGCGGTCGACCATGGTGTCGCCAGCGCGGCATCCAACTTCACGTTCACATAGGGGCAGCCATGGCCTGGTACATGCGCACGGCCGCCGACACCAATTCGAACGACGCCTACCTTCCCAAGACCACCCTGGAGAAGGCCGGCTGCGTGGGTGCCGGTGCTGCCGTGCCGACCGAGCCGGATGCCGTCTTCGCCTCCGTCATCGCGCCTGGTAACGAGAAGACGCCGTACCCGGTCGGCGTGCCTGGCGGCGGTGCGTACCTGACCACGCCTGTCGCCGTCGACACGGTGGCGACGCTGGGCGTGTCGAACCAGCCGGCACCTTATACGCCGCAGGTCGAGATCGACCTCTATGGCGGCCTCTGGTGGGACAGCCTCGCTCTCGCCGACGGCGCGGTCGCATCGTGGAAGACCGGCGACACCTTGTTGCAGGATGCCGCGCAGGGGACCGGCGCGTCGCAGCCGACGAAAGGTCCGACCGGCGTCGTGTTCGACGGCGGCGACAGCCTCGCGCGCGTTGCGGATACCACCAGGTTCATCAACCGCACCGCCATGCCGGACGATGCCACCACTGCCGCCGGCGCGACCCCCGGTGTCGGTGGTGTATTCTGCGGATTGGCGCGGGCACCCAATACGACCGACGAATTCTGGGGGCTGACATATGGCGCGGCCGGATACCAGGGCGGCCCCGGTGACGCGACACGCAACCCCAGCTTCATGCGGTTCCGCTACAGCGGCGGCGTCATTACCAAGCTTCAGGAAATTCAGCTCAAGCCGTTGTACCCGACGATCAGCGGCTGTCAGGGCGTGTGCGTCGATCCGACTGACGGGTCTCTGTGGGGCGCGGTCGCCGAAGGTGCGCTGGCGGGCAAGGCCATCCACGTCTCCACGGCGGGCGCGGTGCTGCCCAGCGTCATGCAGGCGTCGTGGCCGATCAGCGGCATCGCCATTGTGCCCGGCTCGCCCAACAAGATGTGGTTCGCCGAGGAAGCTGGTACTGGCAACAATATCGAATCGCGCTCGATGGTGGACAACAGTGTCATCAACACTGCTGCCACTACAGGACTGTCCAATCAGGACATCCTGTTCTACGACAACACGACCAAATGCCTGATGCTGACGTATGGGGCCAATGGCGCGGCAGGCAACATCCGGGTCTACGGATTGACTGGCACAAGCGGTGCCCTTGTTCCGGTTGGCGACATCAAGTTGCCGAACGAGTGGGATGCCGTCGAGGCCATCGTCTGGGAAGGCCGGAAGATCTACGGCGTCTGTGACCGCAACTACCACGTCAGCCAGGCCGCCCAGAACGCATTTCTCGAGGCGGAAATCTGTCCGCCGATGACGAACGTCCTGTCGTTCCACGCGACGATTGCCGTTCCCGCGACGACCAGCACGGATTGCGTGTTCGAGATCGGTACGCCGCTCGCCGGTGCGGGATTTGGCGTCTATCCGACTAGCCCCACCGGCCTCAACATCTTTGCCAACTCGGGCGCATCTGGCGCGGCTCAGCAGGGATCGATCGTCGCGGTTGGCATTTCGTCTATGGCAGCGTTCCGGTTGGTCGACATCTACCTCGACACAGTGGCCGACACCGGAGTGCTTTTTGTTGACGGCATCCAGGTACAGACCAGCGCCAATATGGCCAATGTCGTCAACGCCATCACGACGGCGGCGGCTTTGCGCATTGGAACCGCGTCTGACATCCGGCCGATCACCGGCACAATCAAGGACATCATCATGCTCTGCGGTCAATCTGACCGGCAGAAGATGGAAGGCTACCGCGCTGCGCGGTGGAGCCTGACGGCCAGCCTGCCGGCCAATCATCCCTACAAGAACAGCATCCCGTACTGAAGGAACCTCGTTATGGCCAGTACAACCGACCTCGTCACCATCACACCGGCCATGCTGGCGATGGCCTACGCCAAGACGGCGACCCTGTTCTATCCCGGCGCATCCGTGACCGGGACGCTCACCGCCGCCGAGGCCAACGCCACTCACGATTACCTGCCCAACACGCTCGCAGAGTCTGCTGGAGCGCGCGGAACCGGTACGGCGGTGACGACCGATCCGAACTACGTCTTCGCCAGGACCATGAAGGCCGGCCTCGAGAAGACGCCATACCCGACTGGCCTGCCCAACGATATCACCTCGTCCGACATCGTCACGCCGGTGGAGGTCACGCCGACCATCCTGGCCGCCAATAACCTGGCGACCGGCCAATGAAGGATCACAGCGGGCCGCAGCAGGGCCTCGAGGCCGAGAAGGCGGAGCGCCGCAGGGCGCGGCGCGTCCGGCTGGAAGCCGGCTTTGCGACGCTGCAGACGCTGCTGCATGAGCTTGAGGGCACGCAGTCCGGCGATTACGGCACCCGCGAGATGTCGATCGCCGGCACGCACCTCGACACGGCTTGGCTGTGGGCTAGGGAGGCCCTCGAGGAATGATCAACCCGCCTTGCGAAAACATGGACGACAGGGACTGGCATGACCGTCTACGTGATTTCAGGTGGAAAACTCGTGGAGAAATGTGCGAAGCCGACGGCCAGCTCATCCTCCCGTTCGAATTTCCCGAGCCCTATGGTCAGCCGGTTCGAGGCCTTCGCCAGCCCGGTGACGGATCAGACAGTCTCCTCGTGGCGGCAGCGGGAGCGCGACATGAACGCCGCTGACGCCGTCGATCCCCGCGACATCCCGGCGAAGGCATTCGAGAAACGCCGCGCTGCCGTGCAGCGCATGAAAGAGGCCGACAATGGCTGATCCAAAAGACGCCAATGGCACCGAGCCGGAAGAGAAGCTGACGCTGCGCGACATCGCGGAGAGCGCCTACGACGACGTGACGGCTCCCGACGAGAGCGAAGCTGAAGCCGAGGAGCCTTCTGGACAGGAAACACGCCCAAGAGATAGTTTGGGTCGATTTACCAAATCTGAAACGGGTGAAGCAGAGGCTCCACAAGAGCCACCCAGCCCCGGTGAAGATGAACTACCCCCAGTAACCGATCAGCCGCACCCAGCCCCGGAAACGGGTGAAGCAGCGCAGGCCCCGGCCAACTGGAGCGCAGAGGATCGCGCCAGGTTCGATAAGCTGCAGCCGGGTTCATGGGAACGTGAATTTCTGCTGCGACGCCATTCGGAAATGGAAGGCGATTATCAGAAGCGCGTACAGGCCACCGCGTTCAGCAACCAGTTCGTGCAAGCGGTCGCGCCGGTATTCAACGATCCCGAGATAGCGGAATCGTTGCGAGCAGAAGGCAGGTCGCCGATCGAGGCGGTCTACCAGTGGGCAGGGTTCCATAAGCGAGCCGTGTCACCTCGACTCGAATCCCGCGTCGAGCTGCTGTTTGACCTGGCGCAGCGCATGCAGATTGATCCAGCAGCGGTCTTCGGCCTTTCCCCGACACCAGTCGGCGGCCTGTCCAAGGAGGACATGGCCAATCCGGCTACCAGGAAACTCGCCGAAACTCTCGGCCAAACCACAGCACGCCTGCAGGCGCTGGAAGCCAGCATCCAACAACGGGCCGCGCAGGAGCAATCCTGGGCGGTCGGGCAAAAGAGA